AGAACGGGAGGTCATCAGCATCGTCATTGATAATGCGGTCAGCATCATCGGCATACTGCTGGGCAACAGGGACAGGCTGAGAAGCAGCCGGGGCCGGTTCTGCATCAAAAGGCGTAGGGCCTTCTTCCTCAGCAAAGCCATCAGTGACAGCTGCGGCAGGCTCTCCAGCAGGGGCCACCGGCTGCATCAGGTCAATTGCCATCTGCACCCACCGGGCATTGACAAGGCCACCAACGACCACCCCGTCAACGTCCAGAAGGCTCCAGTACGTCTTGCCATTGGCCTCCCGGCTTTTCAGCTCCTTGCCGCAGACCTCCACGAAGTCGCCCTTCTGCAACAAGCCATCCCACTGGTCGAGATTCTTCCAGAGGCAGCACTCCACAAACACGCTGTTCCACTTGCCAGATTCGTCCTTTACGCTGTGGGCCTTCACGCTCAGGCTCAGGAAGGAGTTGCCGCTTTTGGTTTCCTTCATTTCGGGGTCACGGGTCAGGGTTCCGGTAACTTTCGTTCCGGTGCTGGTCTTGATAATCACTGCTCATCGCCTCCAGTTCCGGCATTTGCAAAGGGGTCGCCCTCAACTTCGTCAGCTTCAACAGCCAGCGGTGCAGGCTCTTCCTTCTTGGGCTTCGGGATGCGGCGGCGGGTCGGGGCAGCACCGGCGGCGGCTTCCTCAGCAGACAGCTCGCGGAAATCTGCTTCTGCCTCCACAGGAACCTCGCTCTCGTCAATCAGGCCGCCAAAGGTAGCAGGGAAGGCTTCACGCAGGGTATGGACCAGAGCGACCTTGCGAATCATAGTCGCAGGCTTGGTAACCCAAAGGGATTTTTTTGTGTCGTACTCGCTGAAGTTCACTTCCTCGTAGAACGGGCGGGAGCGGTCTTTGCGGTAGGTCTTGGCCCAGCCACCGACAAGCTCTTCGCCCTTGTAGACGATAGAACCTTCCCGGTGGATGATCTCGCCAACTTCAGGAATAAAGACAATCACGCCTGCCTCAAAGCCATCATACTGCGGGTGCGCCTCTGCCATCTTCATGTAGCAGGTCTTGCCCAGAACAATGGTACTGGCCGTATCACCGTTCTTGTTATCATAGTGGATGAGGTAGGCTTCCTTGGTGAAAGGGTTGAGGTGGTACTGCTTGCACGTTTCCAAGAAGATACGGCACTCGGCGATGGTGGCTTCCTTGCAGATAAAGTTTCGCACATCATCAAAGGTGACGGTCATGCGCTGGCCGTCCATCGCCTCAATCTCCACAGGGTCAGAAGATGCAACAGGCTGCATGGCCTCATTCTGCTGCCGCGCCTGGGCGATAAAAGAGCGGCCCTGCGTGGTGGTTGTGGTAGTAGTGGCACCATTGCCACCGGCTCTTGAAGTGAATCCCATAATAATTGACCTCCCATAAATTAAAATTATTTGATGCAGCCAAAACGGAAACCGCGCTCAGCGGCCCCATTTTTGAACCACTCAATGTCCTGCTGGGTGAACTCAACCCAGAAGCGGTAACGGTTGCGCTCAGGTTCTGCAGCAGGCTCAGGCTGCTCAGCATCCACAGCGGCTTCGTTCACGGCTTTGAAATCCAGCCGCCCCTCAGAGGTGATAAACATCTTGGCTTGCGTTGCAGCAGCCGCGCGAGCCTTCATTTCGCGTTCCTCATCGGTGGGCTGCACAAAGACAGGAGCAGCAGCACGGGCACGTTCTGCGGCAATTCTGGCCGCCTCAGCTTCACGCTGAGCTGCGCGAGACTTTTCACGGCGGTTATGCTCACGCATAGCTTCGTTGATGCTCAGGCTCTTCAGGTACTCCGTGGTGCAGGCTTCCACATCTTCGTCACAGGTATCTCGAATGGCTTCCATATCGCTCTTGATGTCCTCAATGGCCTGCCGCAGGTCTTTTGTGGCCTTGTTCAGGTCATAGGTCTTATTGAGCCACTGCGGAACCAGCAACCGCTCGAACGGAATAAGCGGCTCCAGCTCCCCAATGCTGTCACGGTAGACCAAACGCAGGCTGGAGGCTTTTTCTTCCCTCTCGGCCTGCTCCACAGCTTTCACCTGTGTATCAATGGCCCCGGACACCTGTGCACACTGGGCCTGCATCTTCTTGATGCTGCCCTGAAAGTCCTCCAGAGGCTTCATGTACAGCTTCTTTGCAGCGGTCAGAGATGCACCAAGCTGCTTGTTCCAAGCATTGACCTTGGCACGATCTTCTTTGGCCCCCTTGATGCTCTCCGGGGTATACACCCGGCCAGTATAGGCGGCAAGCATTTCGTCAAGGTTCCGCTGGACTTCTTCTTCGTTCCAGCTCATAGCCGGAATGACCGGGCTTTGTACCCGGACGGTCAATTCATTCGTCATCGGCTTCATCCTCCCATTTTTCGTTTTCGGCCTCCAGCTCAGCAGCCTCAGCCATCTGAGCATCGGTCATAAAGTAATAGCCATCGGGCGGCTCCATCGGAGGTGCATACCCATCAAGGGCAATGTCATACATTCCCAAGCTCACAGGTCAGCCCACCTTCCGGCTGTCATCGCTGCGGCTCTGGCTGTTCTTCACGCACCCATAAGGGCTGCTGCGGGTGTACCGCTTGTTGTCCTCATACATCCCATACAGAGAGAGGGCCAGACCAAATGCCAGCGAGAACAGAATCAGCGGGGCAGCCTTGGCGGCCTCAGCAGCTTCCCAGTGGCCGTATGCAACAAGAGCATACTGCATGGCCTGATTCATCCAGACCACAACCTGACCGGCTCCAATCAGTGCCAGAGCTGCAACGGCCAGACCTTCGGCCTTCCGCATAAACCTACGCATTTTCATTTCCTCCTACGTCTCAAACATCAAGCAGTGTCCTTCACAGCACCCACCGGGCGCAGAGGAGGCAACGGCTTGGGGTCATCTTTATGGAGCTTGTAGCACTCCACATCTGCCACCTTGAAATACAGCCTGCTCTTGCTGCCA